GGTTTGTAGAAGCAATAAAAGAAACACTTAACCTTAGTTGGACTTTAGTTGGTTTAGTTATTGCTACGCTTACACTAACTGGTTCTGCACAGCAAGTTACAGGATTAGCTACTATAATTACATTAGCTATTTGGTTATTAACCATTAGTTTTAGAAAAGGAGAATAGTATGGACTGCTGTGGTAGTGGATGCTGTGGTGGTAGATAATGTGTGTAACCTACATTAATGAAGCAGGTACACATATAACTATTTGTAATAGTAAATATGGAGGTATAGGTGAAGTTAACTGTAGTTAGAACACAATTTGGAACAGATGCAACAAATGGGTTGCTATTTATAAATGGAATCTTTGAATGCTATACACTAGAAGACCAGTATCAAGCAGTAAAAGTTATGCACGAGACTTGCATACCAGAAGGAACTTATGATATTAAGTTTAGAAAGACAGGAGGGTTTCACTCCAAGTACTCTGAAAGATATAAGAACGCACACTATGGTATGTTGCATATACAAGATGTGCCTAACTTTACCTATATACTTATACACACAGGCAATACTGATGAACATACATCAGGTTGTTTGATTGTAGGGGAGACACAACAAGATTTAGAGATAAGCAAAGATGGTTTTATAGGTTCAAGTACAGTAGCGTACAAAAAAATGTATTCAAAAGTGGCTAATCAATTACTACAAGGCAAAGATGTGACCATAGAATACACAACAATTAATAAATTATTAGAAAAAGAACTAGACAACAAAGCTAAAGACCATACTGTTTTAGCTACCACAGTTTATGATAAATTACAGGAAATAAATGGTAATGTATTACAAACTAACGCTATGTTGAAAGGGAGATTGATACAATGATAGGTGGACCAGATTTAGATGTTGAATATGCTTTAGCAAAAGAACACGAAGAAGATAATGATTGAAAGATTTAAAAGAGCAAGAGACAAAGATGGTAAGTTCAAGAAGGACTTATGGTGGACACCTTGGTCAGAATCGTGGGAGTATAGAATGAGTGAAGAACTCAAAGATATGCTTGAAAGAACTGCCTGGACCTTCATTGAAGCGTTCATTGGTGCATTAACAGTTGCTCCATTAGTTGGTGTAGAAGCTGAAACAATTCAGTTAGCTGCATTAGCTGGTGGTGGTGCTGCACTTGCAGTCATCAAGACATACGCAAAAAAACAAATAACTAAGTAGTAGAAACTGTCTTATCTTTGTAGTAAACTGTCAATGACAGGGCAAAGGAGGACAGATGTCCAAAAATAATACACCTGAAGAGTGGGGTAATAACTTCTATAAGTCAGGTTGGAAGCCTGGCGTAGATATTAATGACCAAACTGGGCAAGGTGAAATTACACATGTTGGAACAGACCCAAACTACAACAATAAGTTTGATGAAATTCTAAAACAATGGGGGTATGACTCTAAATTATACGAGATTGAGGGTACAGTTAGGTCATCTTCATGGCAAGTTCAACTAAAAGGAGGAAGAACAGAGACATTCTTTGCCTTTAAAGGGCTTGTAAAGAAGAAAAGACCTGGACAAGACAAGTATTTTCAAGCATTATTCAAACAAGCAGGTAAAAAACCACCATTAAAAGTTAAAACTCATGGAGGTGACACTGCTTTTTTGTTTTTTATGGCTGATTGGCAGCTAGGTAAGAAAGATTATGGCGTTGAGAATACCCTTAAACGCTACGATATAGCCCTACAAGATGCAGTAAATAGAATTAAGGAACTGCGTAAGGCAGGTGTTCAGATAGATGAGATATATATGATTGGACTAGGTGACCTTACAGAAAACTGTTATGGTTTCTACGATAGTCAGCCATTTAATATTGAGTTAACAATGATAGAACAGTATGCGTTGGCTAGGTCTATGATGATGAAAACAGTTGAAACATTCTTACCACATGCAGATAAACTTATATTAGCTGGAGCTCCAGGTAATCATGGTGAGGCTTCTCGTTCACAAAAAGGTCAGGTTGTTACTAACAGATTAGATAACACAGATACTATGCACTTGCAGATATGTGAAGAGATAATGAAAGCTAACCCTAAAAGATATAAGAAGGTATCTGTTGTAGTTCCTGAAGGCTTTCATCAAGTTATGACTATCAAAACTATACCATGTGCTTGGACTCATGGTCACATGACAGGTTTTAGTGGAGGTAATCCTGAAACTAAGATAGAAAACTGGTGGAAAGGTCAGATGTATGGCTTCTTACCTGCAAAAGATGCACAAATTCTTATTACAGGTCATTACCATCACTTTCGTGCAAAGCAACAGGGAGATAGGACTTGGTTTCAATCACCTAGCTTAGATAAATCCTTAGACTTTACTGCTAGAAGTGGTATGTGGTCGCACCCTGGTGTGCTTACCTTTACTGTTAATAAAAAAGGTTGGGATAATCTAAAGATATTATAAAGGTAATGTCTTATACTTTTTTTCTTGACCTTTGAAGTCTTTCTCGTGATAAGTTTCGTATTCCTCTATGCTATCCCACATTTGTAGCACTTCCTCAAAAGAATACCACTTGACCTCTTTAGTTTTTCTGTTGACATAAGTCAAACCAACTTTAACTTCAGGATAATCTTTTGCTCTGTCATACATCTCTTGTAGTTTATCCATATCAGAGAACTTTATTTTCTTTGTACCTTTAACCTCTGTCAAAAATAACTTATCTCTCCTGTTAAAGATGTAATCAGGAATAGTTATTATGTCTGTGTAGTACCAAAAGAAATTAATACTATGTTCCCATGGGCTAGTTGCTGCTTTTAACCAGTCTTTTTGTTTTACTAGCCCTAAGTCTGTAAGGTGTTGCTCAAAGATATCCTCTGCTTTTTTACCAACACCATCCTCTACCCTGTCGTTGTAATCCATTTCGTTAAAAAGCATTACTCTTCTTCTAAATCAGTTGTTGTAAGTACTTGTATGTTAGGAAGTATTGCAAGTAATTGCAGTTGTCCATTAGGCAACACAATACTTTTACCCATAAACAAAGGCACTTCCTTTTCGTTTCTCCTGTTTAATAATTCTGCAATCAACATACCTTCTGTTGCTTTGCTTAACATTACATCAATCATTCTTTCTCCTTTTATTTAGCCCCATTGTTCTGCCATAGCTTTAGCTATTCCAGGAAATGTAGCACTTCTTACTTTCCATCTATCTTTTTTAGGAAGTAAATATGTATCATAGTGTAGTTTATTAAACCTGTTACCTTTTTCAGTAGTAATCCAAATAGGTTCAACTATATTAGTAGATTTTAATGGTTGTAAATTTTTTAACCATAAACAAGTTGTCTTAGCAGTTTCGTGTCCATATTGATAGGGTTGTATTATTTGTGTAGGTTTTTTAATTCTAGTACTAATAACACTTACAGGATTTTCAACAGCTATTTTGTGAATAGGTGCATCTAATAATAATTGCACAAAATTTAATGCTTCTTGTTGTAATTGCCTTCTATTAGGGTGCATTGGGTGTGGTCTGCGTTCTTCGTATGGTAGTTCTTTATCTTCAGGGTGATAGTACCACCTAGCACCACTTACTGATAAATAAGTACAAGGTGGGTGTGCAATCATCATATCCCATCCATCATTTAAAATGTCTGTCACATCTCCTTGATAGTGTTCTCCTACATCACTTTCACTTGGCAGCAAATCACAACTTATAGCTTCGTGTCCTTGTTTTATAAAAGCATCTCTTACTACACCAGAATATTCACAAGCAATCAAAACTTTCATTCTTTCTCCTTTTATTTCCTCTCTTGTTTAACTTAACCCATACATCATAATCAAAATCAAAATGGTAGTTCAGTTGTTTTAACTCCTTGCTCTGCTTCTTTGAGTAAGGCATTACATGTCCTCCATTCCCACTTGTATGGGTTGTTGTTATCTTGTAATTTGTATCTCTGTCCACAATATAAATTACCTTTGCTATCTGTGTACATTACTTTATCTTTATTGTTACAAAGATAAGATGCTTTACACTTTCTATCAGGCTCAGGTGGTATATCAAAATTGTAGTTAGGATATCTCTCTTTTAATTTATCTTTAAGTTTCTTAACATTAAAGATTTCCCCTGCACTTTCTAACTCCATGACTATGATGGGTCTTTTAGTGTCCAGTCTCCATCTGTGTCAATCCAATCAAATATATTTTTCTTTGTTGCATTACCACTAGCTAAGAAATCCTTAGCTTTCTTTACAAGCTCTGTCTGTCCATCATCAGTAGCTTGTGCAACTTTATCATTAAATGTTTTAAGCTGCTTGTCTGTTGGTGGCTCTTGTTCCCATGCTCCACTTGGTATGTCTGTCATTTCGTCTCCTTCTTTTCCTTCTTGTACTGGTTGTGTATCAAACACAACATCAACAATATTTTCATCCTCTAAAAACACTTCAACTCTATTTAAGAATTTGTCCATGTCTTTATTTGTCCAGTTGTTAACATCCTCGTTAACCTCTGTATCTTTTACCATGTCATTGTATATCTTAGTCTTTACCTCTCCCATTTTTTTTGAGTTAGGTATCATTTGTTTTAGTATCGTATTTAATTGCTCTGCAACAGGTTGTTTCTTAGCTCCAATGTCCTCTGCAAATTTATTAGCACTTTCGTTTGTTGTTACTGCTACTTCTTTTGCAGTTGGGCTAGGTTTATTTGGTTTTGGCTTTGGTTTTGGTGGAGGTGCTCCATCATCATCATAGAAATCATCAGTTCCACTCCACAATTCAACGCCTAGCCCTGCTCTCATACTTGCTCTTTTAAATGCGTCACTTTCTGCAAGTTTAAGACACTCTCCTACTGTTGCTCTTGCTAATGCAGGTGCTTCAACATCTCCTGCACCCTGGTAAACCTTACCATCAATTGTTAATTTACCAATTGCACCTATAACTTTGTCATTAATTATGATTGGGTCAAACTCCCACTCGTATTCTACATCACAGTCTCGTAGTCTCTCTACATATACTGCATGATTAACAAACTTCCCAAACTTTCCCTTTGGTGGGTCTTGTACTACCTCCTCTGGAAAAGGTGCAAGAAGTTTCTTTTTAGTTTCTTTATTCATTTATTCCTCCTCTGTTCTTGTTGCCTGTATAATTGCAAAAATTCTCTGCCTAGTGACTTTAAGTATTGCTGCAATTTTTATCATGGATAGACCATTATTGTATGCGTGTGTGACAATTTGTTGTCGTTGTTCTAATAAATTGTCTAAGTTATTTTGGTTGTGGTCTATCTGTTGTTGTATATTTTCTAGTGTCAATTCAATATCATTAACATCTATCATCTATCCTCCTCTAATTTGTATAATTTTATTTAATTGTTTAGCTAGTCACAGCAATTAATCTAACTATGAAAGCGTCTCTATGGTCATTGTCTTTCAACTCTCTAACCTTTAGTTGTGCCTCATGTAGAGTATCGAAGTCAAACTCCATACTCCCACCATAAATAGATGTGCTTAGAACTTTATACATAGTCTCCTTATGTACATATCTAGTGTCAAGTTTAACAGGTATTGTCATGTATGTCATTGCTAAAATGGTGGTTTTTGATAGTCCATTGCACCATCATAAGCTAATTCATCATTGAGTTCTGCTAACTCTACCTCTTTAAATAGTTTTTTTAGGTGTCTAATCTGCTGCTTGTAGATATATTTCTTAGTATCGTATCGTGCATATCTATCATCACTCCACCATTTAATACTATCTTTCTTTTCTTTCTCCAGGTTATTCAACTCTGCTTGTAGTTCATCTTGTAAATGTTCAATGACTTCGTACGAGTTAGGATAACTCCTAAATGTTTTTGACATTATTTTTCCTCATCGTAATAACCAACATTTTCCATCAATGCTGTTTGTAATGACTCAACAATATGCATACTTTCACTTAATCTTTCTGATATTGCACCATATTGTGCCCAACCTGTTCCATTAATGTCATTATCTAGCCAAAACTTACTATCAACATCATTGATAGTTATAGTTCCTTCTATTGTTATCATTTCCATTATTCCTCCTCCTCTAATCTATCCTCGTGTTCAAATGTAGTTTTATTTGTTGTGTCAATAACATCAATCCAAGCTACATAACCACCTAAAGAATTGCTTACTGTTTTAAGTAACTCTTGGTAAGTATTTTCGTATTTATTATTTTCATCTTTTGTGTATGCGTGAATAACTAACTTAGCCATTATTCCTCCTTTATTGCACCTGTTAATACATAGTATTCGTGCAAATCTCTCTGCTGCTCCTGGTCTAACATACCTACAACAAAGTTGTATCTATCTAAATCAATCTTGCTTAGTTTCTGTTGTTGTTTGAAATGTCTGCGTAGTGCGTAGTTATCAGCCATAAGACCTGATAAAAACCATGCAAACAAAACAAGCCCTATTAATATATATACCTGCATTATTCCTCCTCTAATGTCCAAATCCTGCTGCAGTTTCTGTTCTGTCTTTATAATCCCACAAATAAGCCCATTCAAAACTGCTTATTTTTATGCAATCATCTTGTGGAATTTTAAGCATTGGTTTTGTTGTGTATTCTCCACCAGCTCTTGGAGGGTGTGCAGTAACATAGTCATAAGTCATGTGTTCTCCAGCTCTCCTTAATTTAGTTATACCTCTAATAACAACGCTCTTGTTTTTCTTTTCAACAATCTCGTAGAAATCTATATTTGTTTGACCATAACCCCAACTGCATACAAATATATCTCCTACATTTAAACTGTTAAAAAAAACTTGTTTCCTTTGTTCTTTTTCAATCTTTGCATTTGCTTTGTCATATTCTCGTTGCCTAGTTGTCTCAATAAATTCAGTAATATATTCTTGCATACGCTCAACACTTCTAAACCTATAATGAAACGCTGGTTTCTTTGCTTTACCTCTGAAACCTAAAGCAGTTATACTATTCTCATCTGTATATATTTCAATACCTAAACCCAATTCTTTAATTGGATATTTCTTATATGTATCTCTTATATAAGATGTTCTCTCTAATGTGTTATTCATTATTCCTCCTCTATTTAATACCTTTCCAATCTTTGTCAAGATTAAAGTTTGTAATTATTCTTTGTCGTATATTTTCTTTGTTAGCTTTCCAATAAAGGTAAGCCTTTCGTTGTCTGCTTACTTCCATTTGGTCTGCATCCTTTCGCCTATTTTTCCATAAACAAAGCCACCATGCTTTTTGCTTTGGGCTTTCCTCCTCTGTTTTCTGTTCATGTTATCCTCCATTTCTATAATCAAGCCCTGCTAAATCACAAACAACATGTTCAATGTCGTGTATTAATCCTGCAATTCTTTTGTCCTGTAATTTATTTGTATATTCTTTAGTTGTGTCATCATAAAAATCATTACTAACTTTTACTTTGTAAGTTTTGTCTGTTTGTTCATCATAAATAGATAAACTTACTTTTAACTCATGTACTTGACAATAACAATTATCGCCAAACATACAATTATCCTCTACCCTAGGGCAACTTTCATTTAGTTTCATTATTCCTCCTATATTGTTAATAACCATATACATAGATTACTATGTGAATATGTG